TAGAAGATTGTGCCTCTGCTTGTGCAGTATCTAATGTACTAACTGGCATAGCTTTGATGGGTACATCATTAAAAGAATCTCATAAGAAACACTTGACACAATACAAAAAATTGTATATAGGGTTAGATCGAGATGCAACAACTAAATCATTTGCTATTGCTAATGAACTTAAATCTTATGGTATTAAGAATGTTCATGTTAAAACTTTAGAAGATGATTTAAAATATTATGGAACAAAGGAGATAGAGGAGATGTTTAATGACTGAAGATATGAAAAAAGAAGTACTAGAAAAATGGAATGAATGGAAGTATGATGTCTGGGAATCCAATAAAGGTAGTTGGACACAGAGAGACCAATCAATAGCAGAAACAATAGATCAAATACTTTTAAAAGAATTGACAAAATGATAGAAAAACAAATAATAAAACTAATGTTAGATAAAGATTTTTATACAGAGTATAAAGGTCAAGTATCCCGTAATGTATTTCAAGGTAGCTTTGGTTCTTTGTATGATACAATACAAAAAGCACATGAGAAGTATGATGCTGATATAAGTATTGATGAGTTATACTCTTTGCATACTACTGTATTTAATCCTGCACTTACCAGAGCAGCAAAAGAACAGTTTAGTGAATTGCTTGAAGACATAAAAGAAACACAAGAGCCATCAAAAGAAATAGCAGATGACATAATAAAAATATTAATTGAAAGAGATGTTGCACAGAAGATAGCAATCGAAGCTACAGAAATATTTAATGGTAAGCCTGCAGATTTTAATATGATTACTAATTTAATTGAAAAGCATAAGACAGGATTACCTGCAGAAAAATTAGAAGCAGTAACAAATAATATTACTGAACTACTTGATGAGTTAAATGTTGTAAGTAAATGGAGTTTTAATTTATCTGTATTGAAAAATAATATAGGTGGAATTGGTCCAGGAAATTTAATGATTGCTTTTGCTAGACCAGAGACAGGTAAGACTGCATTCTGGGTAAGTCTTGTATCAGCACCATATGGATTTGCTGAACAAGGTGCAAAGGTACACGCATTTATAAATGAAGAACCTGCAGTACGTACACAAATGAGAGCCATCAGTTCTTTTACAGGTCTTAACAAAGAGCAAATTGTAGATGATATAGACTTAGCACACAATGAATGGATTAAAATAAAAGATAATATTAAAATGATTGATACAGTTGATTGGTCTATGGATGATATTGATAGTCATTGTGAAAAACATAAACCAGATATTATTGTTATAGATCAGTTAGACAAAGTAAATATGAAAGGTACATATGCAAGAACAGATGAAAAACTAAGAGCAATCTATACAAGTGCAAGAGAGATAGCAAAGAGAAGAGAATGTGTAGTCATTGCTATATCACAGGCATCAGCAGATGCACACAACAGAGATCATATATCATTTGATATGATGGAAAACTCTAAGACAGGTAAAGCAGCTGAAGCAGATTTAATTATTGGTATTGGTAACAGAGCATCTAATGATCCTACTAATAACAGTAGAGTATTAAACATAAGTAAAAATAAAATAACAGGTTGGCATGGAGATCCATCGTGCTTGTTAGATAAATATATAAGTAGATTCACAGATTAACGGAAAGGCAAATATGATAACAACAATAGATGTAGAAACATCTTATCAAAAAACAGAGGCAGGTGGATTTGATCCATCACCATTTAATCCCAATAACATATTGGTTAGTGTGGGAATCAATGATGAATACTATTTTACTAATCATAGCGAAAGAGTAGACGAAGGATGTTTCCACAAGATACAAAAAATATTAGATGAAACTAAAATACTTGTAGGTCATAACATTAAGTTTGATTTAAGTTGGTTACTTGAGGCAGGATTTACTTATACAGGTAATGTATATGATACAATGATTGCAGAGTATGTACTTAATCGTGGTGTAAGAAAAAGTTTAACTTTACTTATGTGTTGTCAAAGAAGAAAGCTAGATGCTAAAGATGATGCAGTAAAAGAATATATGGACAGAGGTGTATCATTTGAAAATATACCTGCAGAAATTGTAGAGCAATATGGTAAGATAGATGTAGCTATTACTAGACAATTGTTTGATTCACAAATGGCAGACTTGAGAACAGATAAACATAAAGGTTTGTTAAAGACAATCAAAGTTATGAATGAGTTTTTAATTGTTCTTACTGATATGGAACGTAATGGTATCAATGTAAACTTAGATGATCTTAAACAAGTAGAAAAAGAATACAGAGCAGAGTTTGCATACCTAAAGCAGAAGATAGATAAGATTGTATATGATAAGATGGGAGATACTAAGATTAATCTAGGTAGTCCAGAACAATTATCATGGTTAATCTATTCTAAGAAACCTAAAGATAAACATGAGTGGGCTAAGATATTTAATACAGGTGTAGATAAATTTACAAAGAAGAATAAGAAAAGACCTAAATTTTCTTTTGCACAGTTTAGAACATTAGTAGCTAATAACTCTGAGCCTATATATAAAACAATTGCTAGCCAATGTTTGCACTGTAATGGTAAAGGTGTAGTAAGAAAAATTAAAGTAGATGGAACACCATATAAAAAATATAGTAAGTGTGATGAGTGTAATGGTGAAGGATTTACATATGCTAAGATGGCTAAACTTGCAGGGTTTAATCAAAGACCTAGAAGTGTATATGATGTATCAGACTCTGGATTTAAAACAGATAGACTTACATTAAATAAAATTGCAGGAGAAGCTGAAGGAGAGTTTAAAGATTTTATTGATTCTATTCTTAGACACAATGCTATCTCTACATACTTAAATACTTTTGTAGAAGGATTACAAAACTTTACAAATGATAATGGTTTGCTACATCCTAAGTTTATGCAGGCTGTTACAGCTACAGGTAGACTATCAAGTCGTGATCCTAACTTTCAAAACCAACCTAGAGGTAATACTTTTCCTATACGTAAAGTTATACAATCTAGATTTGAAGGTGGGCAGATTATAGAAGTAGACTTTGCACAACTAGAGTTTAGAACTGCAGTATTTCTTGCACAAGATAAACAAGGTATGGAAGATATAAAAAATAATATAGATGTACATAAATTTACTGCTGATATTATAGGTGTGTCTAGGCAAGATGCAAAGGCACATACATTTAAACCTTTGTATGGTGGTACAACTGGTACAGATGCTGAGAAAAAATACTATAAAACATTTGCAGAAAAATATAAAGGTATAACTAGATGGCATGATGAATTACAAAGTCAAGCTATAACTTATAAAAGAGTTAAGCTACCTACAGGTAGAGAGTATTCATTTCCATATGCAGAACGTATGCCTTGGGGTGGATCTAGTTATGGTACGCAAATAAAAAATTATCCTGTACAAGGTTTAGCTACTGCTGACATTGTACCATTAGCATGTATAAAAATATATAAACTAATGAATGAGCAAAAGGTAAAGAGTTTACTTATTAACACAGTTCACGATTCTATTGTGGCTGATGTTTATCCTGGAGAAGAAGCTGTAATGAGTAAAATATTTGACGAGGGTACAGCATCTGTAATACCTGCATTAGATGAGTATTATGGAATAAACTTTAATGTTCCACTTGACACAGAGATCAAAATGGGATATGATTGGTTAAATATGAAGGAGGTCACAAATGACACAAACAAATCTAATACTTAAGATGGTGAGGTTTAGCCACATTAAACCATTAATAACAATTGAGTTAGTTATGGATAACTATAGCGATGCTTTAGATATATCTGATAAACTTAATGACGTTGCGAAAGCAAAAGATGAAAGCACAACATCTTATTTTGTGCAAACAATTGATATACCAGTCTTGACTAAAGAAGTCTACGATGATGACAGTATACCATTTTAATATAGGAGTAATATGTATATAGAAAAAACTAAAATAAAAGTAATAGGTACTAAGTATGAACGTGGTGGTAAAGAAAAAAAGAATGCTACATTATCAGAGTTTAACTTTGATGATGGCATTCAATCTAAAGATTTATCTAAGTTCTTACAAAGCCTACAAGAAGATCAAGGTCACAGATTCTGTGGTGAGACTACTTGTAATATAACAATAGATACATCAAAGGAGTACTAATGAGTATACCTCTACTAGACAAAGAGTTGTGGGAAGACTATGCTGATGATGAGCAAGAAGAAGCTTATGATATGCTGCAGGATTTAAAAGCACAGTGTGATGCTAAACCCACAATGTTGTATATAAATGAACATGAAGAACTACAAAGTTATTTAATGTGGTTTGCTCGTTTGGAAGATTTATCTTACGAGATTACTGAAGGAGAGACTAAAGTATGCTAGAAACTATACTTGGATGTGCTATTGTGTATGTGTTAGTAGGATTTTTTATTAATGAAATATTCTAAAATAACACTTGACAAATTAGTAGAAATGTGGTATAAGCAAATCAATAATCAAGGAGGTTATTATGGATAATAACATAACAAATATAAATGAAATGTCTCAAGAGCAAATTATGGAAGCTATTGGGCAAGACGATGGTTCAAGTAAAGGAGTAAATATTCCTAGACTTGGAATCAACAGATCACCAGAAGATGACGAGGGTAATCAATTACCTGTTGGTAATTTATTTACCTTTGATTCTAATGTAGGTCAGAATGTATATGGTAAGCCAGTTACATTTAGACCATTCATAAGTGCAATGCAATACATGCACTATGATCCAGATAAATCTGAGTATGTAAACAGATCTATTATTTTCAAGAATTGGAAAGAAGAAGCTGTAGATATACTTGGTGGTACAAAGTGTGGTAAGGTTCCTTTTAAAGACAGAGAATCTTTAACACCAGAACAACTAGCAGAACAAAGAACAATAAGATGTTATAGATTATTGTATGGTCTGTTATCATTTAAAGGAGTAAAAGCAAATGGCGAAGAACACACTGTTTCTAATCTGCCTACTTTATGGAGGGTTACAGGTACAGCATTTGCTCCAGTTGGCTCTGCGTTAGATCAGATCACTAAACGTAAAAAACTTATGTTTACTACAACATTATCTGTAGATACTAAGAGGCAGAAAAAAGGTGGTAATGTTTATTACACACCAGAGATTTCTGTCAATGCTGATGCTGGCTTAGAGATGTCAAAAGAAGATATGGAAACTCTTGGAGTATTTCAAGAAGTTATCACTAAAGAAAATACAGAAGTGATAGATCTATATAAGTCTGCAAAGAAGAGCAACTATGATTCATCTGATAAAGATATGAAGAAAGTTGTGGATCAAGTTGAAGATCCTGTAGATGTATTGGCATCATAATGAACGATATACTTCTAAAAGTTCAAACGTATTTAGATAAATGCAACAAAGATTCTGTTGAAATATCTGATACTTTATTAGAAGAGTTTGGTGAGGCATGTAAAAGTGCCTTACGCAAACAGTTCTCTGAAAAAAGAAGAGAGGGCTTTAAACCAAGAATGTCAAGTATAGGTAGACCACTATGTCAATTACAGATGGAAGCAAAGAATGTAAAGGGTGAAGGTCAACCATACAATGTTAAGATGAGAAATACTTTTGGTGATCTTATTGAGGCATTAGCTATATTTGTTATGAAATCAGCAGGAGTAGAAGTAAAAGATGAGCAGAAAAAAGTTAAACTTAAATTTAAAGAATCCGAAATTGAAGGTAGGCTTGATGTTAAGATTGATGAAAAAGTGTGGGATATTAAAAGTGCGTCACCATATTCATTCGATAGAAAGTTTGGAAGTGGGTTTGAAGAAGTTGCAAAAGACGATGCGTTTGGATATGTTCCTCAAGGATATCTTTATAGTGAAAGTGAGAAGATGCCTTTTGGTGGATGGATTGTAATTAATAAATCTACAGGCGAGTGGACAGTATGTGAAACTCCTATAGATGACAACGAATATAGAGTTAAAGCATTAGCTAGTGCAGAAGAAAATATAACAGCTATAGAAAACAAGACTCCATTTGAAAGATGCTTTAAAGATATTGAAGAAACATTCCGTACTAAGAAAACGGGTAATAAAGTTTTGGGCATGGCTTGTACATTTTGCCCATACAAGCTTCCTTGTTGGGGAAGTAAGTTGCAATTGTTACCACAACAGCAATCGCAAGGTAAGAACCCTAAGTGGGTTTGGTATACTGAAGTAAACAATCCTAAGAAAGAGGAAACTTTTGAATAGGAATTGTAACTTTAACTGGGTGGGGAGTAGTTTTGAGGGGTCTATTTTCCACCCTTATACTAATGATGTTATATTTTATATTATATAAAAATAAAAAAGATAAGGATTACAAAATGTTTACAAATGTTTTATTTGATAAAGAGTTAGATGCAGAAGAGTTTGGTAGAAAAAGTATGAAGAGAGGATTTGAACATAAAGTAGTTGAGTATAATAATGATAACTACGATAGGTATTGGTATACATGAGAAAAAAAAAGTTTGATCCAGAAAATGCAATAAAAGTTTTAGTTACACCTTGGGATAAAGGCTTTACCTGTGGAATAGTTATGGATAGTAAAGCCGCAATGACAACAGAACAATATGAGTTATGTTCTACTATTGCAAGAGGCATGATTAAAATGGCAACATCAGACCCTCAGACTACATTTATGTATGGACTACGTGGGTTTGCAGACGATAAGAAAGATAACAAAAAAGATCTAGCTATTAATTCTGTAGCTGAATTTGATAGTGAAGATAATGTTATTGATTTTATTGAATATTTAAAAAACAAACGTGATAAGGAGTTAAACTAATGGCAACACACTTAGTTATAGGAGACCCTCATTGTACTCCAAAGGCAAGCAATGACAGATTTTTATGGGCAGGTAAACTAGCACATGATCTGAAACCAAATACCATAGTATGCATGGGTGACTTTGCAAGTATGGATTCACTATCTAGTTATGATAAAGGTAAGAAATCATTTGAAGGTAGAAGATATAAAAAAGATATAGACCATGTTCATGATGCATTGGAAAAATTTAACAAAGGTCTTAATGGAAGACGATCAAGAAAGATCATGTTACTTGGTAATCACGAAGATAGGATAGATAGAACAGTAGATGACATACCAGAACTTGAAGGAACAATTAGTACAGACGATTTTAAATTTGAAAAGTTTGGTTGGGAAGTACATGAGTACCAGAAGCCCGTTGTTGTGGATGGTGTATATTACTGCCACAATTATCCTACTGGTGTCATGGGCAAGCCTATCAGTGGTGACAATGTGGCTCGTTCTTTACTCTTAAAAAATAAAGTATCTTCTACTGTAGGTCATATACATACATTTGATTATGCTATGTGTGCTTTACCATCTGGTAAAAAACTTATGGGATTATCTGCAGGATGCTACTTGCATCATAAAGAAAACTATGCTAAGAGTACACAGCAAATGTGGTGGAGTGGACTTGTAGTTAAACGTAATGTAGATAAAGGAGAGTATGATCTTGAAATGATTGAGTACAACACAGTAAGGAGAAAGTATGGTAAAAGATAAACGTGTTTATTTAAAAAAGATAGATCACAGTAATGATATATCATATGAGAATGAAGTGCAGTTTGATAATGTAAATTCACCTGCACATTACAAACATGGTAAGAAAGAAACTATAGATGTTATTCGTGATTGTATGGAGAATGATGAGTATCACGGGTACTTAAAAGGTAATGTTTTGAAGTATGTATCGAGATATAAATTTAAAGGAGAGCCATTGCAAGATTTAGAAAAAGCACAATGGTATTTAAATAGACTAATAAAGGAGGTCAAAGATGGGTCAAGTTAAGCAAGCAATAATAGAAGTAGAAGACTTTGTAGCAGGTTGTCTAAAGCAAGGTCGTACTCTAAATCAAACTATAAGAGATGCAAAGGAATCTGTACAGGCTAAGTTTAATCCTTACTTAGATGATGCTGATCTTATTGAAGATAAGTATTATCAATTTAGGGGGCAAGAATAATGAATGTAAGACAACTTCTTATAGATGCTTTATTAGCAAAATACAAAGCACAGATAGATGATGCTACAGCAAAGATAGTTATATACTTACATAATCCTGTAGGTATTGGTGAGCACCCACAATTTACAGAAGAACTAGATAAGTTAGTAAACATAGTATCTACTGCAGAAGAAAATATACAAACAATACATAAACATTTTGGAGAAAGTAATGACTAAAGAGAAAGGAGAAAATAGTTTAGGATCTAGAACTTATTTAATAGATTCTATGCAACTACAAGACTTAATAAAATATCTTATGACTAGACCATATGGAGAAGTAGCAAACCTTATGAACATGTTATCAAGATTAAATCAATTAGATCCTAAGATTGGTGCAGACTTTGTTAAGAAGCCAATGGAGGATGCTAATGCAAAAAAGTAATATAAGTAAACATACAGGTCTATTGTTTGAATTAAAAATTGGACTCAATAAAGAAAATGCTATTGTAATTGATTATGGAGGAAAGCCAGTAGGTAAAATAAGAGAAGCTTTAAAAGACTACAAGTACCAAGCTAATCTATGTGCAGCAATTATTAATCATGCAAACTCTGCTGGTAAAAAACTAGAAGATGATATCAAACAAATGATACAAAAAATTTAACACCAAAAAAAAAGGCTCCCTAAAAGGAGCCCTTATGTTGCCTGCTGGGGGAAGTTAACGCTTCCCCTTTTTTATTTATTCTTTAATAGATTATCTGTTTGCTCTTTAATAATTTCTTTACTTAAATCTAATACTAAATTTTTTTGTACTGCCGATCTACCATTAGGTCTTCTAATTTTTTTACCTTTAAATTTTTTTGTATCTTTTGTAGTAGTTGTTCTAAAACCTCTATCTTTCATAGCTTGTAATGCACCTTCACTAGTTAAATCTTCTGCAACTACAAATCTTCTATTTTCATCTTTAGCTTTTTGAATAATATCATTAACTAATTGATCACTTGCATTTCTAAATACACTACCCATTTCTACAATTACTAAAGAATCTTTATGGTATATATCACTTTGATTTGCAAAACTTTTTCCAGGTACTGATATTTTTGCACCTGCTAAAGGTAAACCATCTTCATCTATTACAAGCATAGAGTCTTTATCTTTAGTTCCTATTACATCGTAAGCAACAGAAGTTATATACTCAATTGCTGACATTCTTTTATGATAACTATGTATTAAATAATCCTGTCTTTCTTTTGTAACTGTTTCTGGTGTTTCACCTTCTGGGTATTCATTTAATTTATATTTATCAGATAATTTTTTCTGCAATTCCATTTCCATTTTAGCTTTTGTAGAAGCTGGCATAGGAGCCAGGGGACCACTCATTCTTTTTTTAAAACCCTCTATACCACCTCTCATTACAAGTAGTTCATCCATTAACTTATCGTCTAAAAAATTTTGAGTTGTTAAGTTATTTGTAACAGATATATTATCTTTTGTTATAAAATTATCTTGTGTAATATTTTCTGTAGTCTCTTCCTCAATAGAACTAGGTGGATTGTTGTCCCCTATACCTCTTTTAGTATCTTTATTATAGAATATCTGTGGTCCTTCTGGTTCTGGTATAGGTGTAGACAAGGTATCAGGTAATTTATTTTCTATAGGAAACTTTTCTGTTGTGTCTATTTTAGGAGGCTCTGAATCTCCTGTTGCTGTATCTACTTTAATAGGTGGATCTGCAGGAAAACCTACAGGCACAGTCATATCTCTAATCTTTTGTGATTCTTTTTCTATTTCAGTAGCATCAGGTGCTATGACACCAGGTACTTTAAGATCTCCAGCAAAAGTAGTTTTATTAGGCACTGCCATTACAGCATCCATTTGTTCTGATCTAGTTGCAGTTGGCATACTACCTTTAGGTACAAAAGATCCTTCATCTCCACCAGTATCTATATGATTAAGATATTCAGTCACATACTCTTCAGTTTTAGAGTATGCTCTAGCACCAATAGATGTACCCAATACAGCTTCAAAAGCTTTTTGACCATATTGTTTTACAAATTTATCAGCACCAGTTTTTACTAATGTATCTGCTAGTTTAGGAATTGCAACTCTACCTATAGTTGTTGCTACAAATGTCTGTGGTGTTGCCATTTATTTTTTAGCTATTGTATTTTTGTTAATACCTTTTTTTATCATGTAGTTTTGAGTACCATTAGCACCTGTTTCTACTTCTTTTTTTAAATGTATAAATAATTCTTTTTGTTTTTTATCTTTACTTTGTTTAAGTGCATATGCATTAATAAGTTTAGTATCTCTCATTAGCAGTTCCATGCTCTTAAAGCTTTATTAATTCTGCTTTGTGGATCATTAGCAGTTTTTTTTGAAGTAAGTTTCTTTTTCATACCTCTCATACGTGCACAGAAGCTAGCACGTCTTTTATTACCAACTTCTTTACTAGGTGCTTTTAAATTACCACCTGTTTCTTTGTTGTAACTATCACGACCTTTCTGATTTAATCCACCTTTAGGATTCTTACCTTCTTTTCTAGTCCATGCTGCTTTAGCCATTATGCAAAACTCCTATATTGTTTTACTTTATTTGCTATATTCTTAGGCTGTTTAACAAACTGTTTACCTGCTGCTTTACCTTTTCTTTTAGCTGCAGTTGTAGCAGCATACTCAGAAGATGATAAAGATTTTATAGCTTTACTTGGTAAATATCTTTCACCTGTTTTACTTGATGGTTTACCAGACTTTGTTCTCCACTTCTGTTTACCCCAAGCTTTAAGACTTCTTTGTGATTTTGCTAACGCCATTTTTTTTCTTTCCTTTATTAATCTTTGCTAATATTTTAAAATCTTGTTTATCTAATTTATTATTTTTATTAAAATCTAATTTTCTTTGTCGACCTACAATTCTAGCCATATTAATATTCCCCTATATTATGATTTATATCCACCACCTGCTTTCTTATAAGCTTTAGCTAATGCTTGTGCTTTTCTAGCTGACCATTTACCTGCGGCTGTGCCGTGGGTATTTGCAGCTTTTATTCTATTAAAGATTTGTTTTCTTTTATTAGGTTGTGTATAGTTTCCTGCTTTATTCACTGTCATTATCTTTTATCTCCTTAAAATGGTAGTCATAACTACCTTCTTCATGTTCGTCAGTTATCCATTTAGAACTAGTTTCAACTGACCATCTTGTACTATTAACTAGTCTATTTATAAGGGGTTTTTCGTTAGGGTCAGAGCCTGTTGATGCATCAAAGACTCTTAGTCTATTGTTGGGTTGTATTGCATAATTACCGTCATCTAATTCTAACACATGGCCACATTTGTGTTGATCTGGATGTTGTGAATAGCCAAAATCTAACTCATTAAAATCTCCTGCTGACCAATCTATTGTAAATAAGTAAGTACCTTTTCTTAAAACTTTACGTCTTGATATGTATTGCATTTTATTGCCAGCTATTTCATAAAAAGTTGTAACACTTACGTTATAACTAAAACTATCCCACATAACTAATTCATTAAGTGGTAGTTCTTTTACATTTGGATTCTTACAAAATGCTGATATAGGTGCTCTCCACCATAGCCCACCATCTTCCATCATAAAATGAAATAAAGGAACTTGATTTGGTATAGAACTAAAACCAAATATTGCACATCCAAAGTATTTATCGTGTGAATCTTTTTGATCTCTTAAGTAGTTACCTCTAACATAACATTCTATTATAGGTATATTTGCATTTAAGTAAGCCATTCAGTATAATCCTTTCCGTTATATAATAATGATTGTTTTCTATTTTCTTCTTTACTATATGAGCAATGCACCCATCCACTTGAGGGGTCATCGGGATTATAAAACTCTAGTATAAGTTGATCAAACACTAGGTTATTCTTAATGTACTTTGCTAATTCTTTATTGTCGACTCCAAAACATTCAAAGTCTGCCGCTTCACCTTTTGCATGCTGTGAATTTTCTGAACTACCTATAGCTAGGCAAAGTTCTTTACTACGATACCCACTAGAGATTGCAATTGGTTTGCCAAAATGCCTACGTGTAGGTTCTAAAACTTGTACTGCCAGTTCTGTTAAATTTTCTACATGTTCTGGAGTAGGTTTATTATCAATACCTTTACGTAATGCTGTTTGAGAAGCTGTTAATTCTCTCAAACTAAAATGTCCACTAAGCTGCATTAGTTTGCTAGTGGGTTAGATGTTTTAACTTTGATCTCTTCTATTTGTATTTTTAATAATTCAATTTCTTTTTTATTAATTTCAATTGAAGTATGACCATGTTGAGTATCATGGGTATGAGAAGTATCTGCAGTTTCTAATGCACCTACTTTTTCTTCTAATACAGCTATTTGTGCAGACCAATCTGTACCACCACTAGCACCTTCCAGTGCTTCTAGTTTAGTTACAATCTCACCATATTTTACAAAGCCACCACCTATTGCTGCAATGACTCCAAGTAATGCTGCTACACCTGCTAATTGATTTTTTATTTTATCCATTTTTTAATTGCTCCAGTTCTATTATTAGTAGTTTTTTTTTACTTTCTATATCTCTTAATTTATTTTCCATAATAACTACAGGATCATTAGCTATATACTTATTTAAACTTACATCAGTATATAGTTCTCTCATATCTTGTATCTGTATTTGGTCCATATAGATATTTTTACTTTTATAGAAGGGTACGTCATAAGAATCAAGAGATGCTTGTTCACTTGTCATAGCATCTAACTTAATAATATTTTTAATTTGTAAATTCTTTGATATGTCTTTAATATCTTTATCTACTTTGTCCATAACTTTTACTAAGTTATCTCTGATTGTTTTTTTCTGTTGTATATTTTTTTGTTTGGTAAGCTTCTTGCTCTGAATAGTGGACTTTTTAGCAACCTTGCTAGTAGATTTTTTCTCTTTAATTTTTTCTTTTGATTCATTGTTTGGTTGTGCCATTTCTTTTGACTCCTCTTCTGTGGTTGATTCTTCTATTATTTCTTCTTCAACTATTTCTTCTTCTATCATCTCTTCTTCTATTATCTCTTCTATTATTTCTTCTGCTATAGCTTCTTCTTCCATAGGCATTTCTTCAACCATTGCTAACATAGGCTCAAAAGATAATTCTTCTTCTGGAATCATTTCTTCTAATACAGGTGGCTCAGTAAAAAATGTAATCATTTCTTCAAACATTTGTTCTATTTCTACAAACTCTATGTATTCAAATACTTCTTCTAAATCTTCAAATACTTCACCAATTTCATCTACTATATCATCATCTAATACAGAAGTATCATATGTCATAGTAACAGAAACGTTATCTATATTAGCACCACCTAAATTAGCAGGAGCATTAGCATCAGATCCAGATATATTTATATTACCTACGTTAGATCCTGTGCCATTATATATTAATCTGTCTGTAAATATTGCACCATTAATACCTGTAACATCAGTTCTTATTGTAGTATTTGATGCAAGAGTATTACCGTCAGAGTCTTTTATAGTTAATATATTTATAAAAGTATCTGCATCACCTTGTCCACCCCAACAGCCTACAACTCCACACTCACCATTTTGTGCATCTATACTAGAGTCTAATGTAATACCATTATCTAACATATTTTGTGTAATAATATTTGTAGATAAATTAAAATCTTGTTCAATAGAACCACTATCACCAAACTCTAAATCATAATTACTAGATACACTATTTAATTCACAGCAATCATTTAATACTTGAACATCGCCACTAGTAGTCCAACCATTGGCATTGCCTGTTTCAAAGTTACCATTAGTAATTAAATTACCTGTTGTTATTTCTTCAGCTTTTAAACCAACAGAGTTTGCAAACCAAGATAATAATAGCCATAATAAAGCACCTAATATAATTAAATATTTCATTAATTAGCTAATCTATCCATGTGTGCATATATACGACCAAAAACTTTATCTAATGATAGTAATTCTTGTTGCATCATAGCTACAATTGTTTGTAATTCTATAAGAGTAATTAATACCCATGTACTTAATCCCATAAGTATTGTACCCAACAAAGCAATTAGTGCTGTGTTAGTTTTTCTAGTCATTTAATTCTTTTTTTTCTTAATATTTTTACTCTAGAATGCCAACACCATTCTGTTAATTTAATTGCATAAGTTTCTATACATGATATTGTGCTATCTAACTTACCAAAAAAATTGTATATAAATTTATCTATCATTTTTTATGTATTGGTTTAGTATCTAAAAATTCTTTATCTAATTTGTTTAATTCTTTTGTCATTTCTTCTTGTGCTTTTTTATCAGCTTTTTCTCTATCTTTCATACGTTTAACATATGTAGTATAGTCTGGTCTTTCATGATCATACTTACTCCATAGTTGTTTAGCTTCTTTACCTATTTTACCATCTATAGGACAAGGTGTACCTGCTTGAATCATAGATTCAAATACTCTTTCATCCTGACAAAGTATTGCAACTGCTGCAACTTTCATACCAAAATCATTAAGTATTCTAGCAAGTTTTAATCTTTCACAATTTTTATCTATTGTATGTTTTCCACCACTAATGCCAATACCAAATGTTTGAACACCTAATGATACACCTACAGCACAAACATCTTGTGTCATACTATTATATGATGGTGCACCTGCACTTGGTGGTGCTGACTTAACATTAGAATTACTTGTAGAATTTGTAGTTGTATTAGAACTAGATCCTGTTTGATATGTTGTAGTAGCAGTAGATGTATACCCACCTTCAATAGCTGTATTAGATCCAGACGTATTAGTCTGGGTTGATCCTGCAATTGCTGATGATGTAAATAATAATAGTAATAATATTGAGAGGTATTTCATGTTAAGTTGTTCCTTGGGGACTACAAGCAAAGCTTGTATATAGTTTTTTTTCGTTAAATTCTTGTATTGAAAAAGCTTTTAGTATTTTAAGTGACTCTTCATAACCAGCCATAGTACAATCTCTAAAAGAATTATAGTAAATACTATTTTGTACTGGTGGCATACAGCTTCCATATGTCTGACTACATAGTGTAAGTACTAATATAAACTTCACTGTGCTACTAACATAGTAAATGCTACAAACAATATAACTAATACTCCTGTAAAATAGTAATTCATACTACTCTCCATTATTTTTTATTATTCTTAAATATCTGAGTGCCTTTTATACCATAAATACTAGCCACGACAAGAATCCATAAATTAGTAAACCAACTTGGCAGTTGTTGGAACTGCTCAAAAAACTCTTTAATCTTTGCAGATGCACCAGGATCGTCTGAGAATACTCCATACGCAATTACTAAAATTGGCAGCGTTAGCACGACCAAAACGAACTCGTCTTTCCAGTCCGATTGCCTAGCCTCAAGCAACTTGCCTTGATACTCTGTTTCCCCACGAGCCATCTTTGCAGCCTGCGTGGCTTGAGCATCAGCCATAAGCATCTTAGTCTCTTGTTTCTTTTTATAGATATGAGTACCTGCATTTAATGCTAATTTAATTGCACTTAACCACATACTATAATATTATAGCACCTAATACAAAACCTGCAACTGCACAAATGACGCAGTGGCTATGGTTATTCCATAATTCTTTTGCTTTGTTTTTAATGTTTTCCATATTATCTCCTTGTTACGTATTAAAAAAATTGTATACACCACCTATGGCACTTGCTACTATAAGTAATACCCAGACGGCTCCTTTACCTTTGTTAATGTCAGCTCTTAAATGTTTAGTCTCAACTCTAAGTTCTTTTATTTCTCTTACTAAGAAATCTATTTTTACTTCTGTAGCTGATTTTCTAGGCATTAATTTTTATTCTCCCTAGGGTTAGACTTAACAGCATTCTCAGCTGTACCTAGGAATATACTTCCTAGCCCAAATGTTTTA